TGCAGCTGTGTTGTTTGGATAGTCATTTAACAACAGTGTAATCTTTGAGTTACCTGTAAGAACTTTAAAGTCTGGTATAAATCTTTTAACAGACATAAAGAACTCACCATCTCCTCTGTAATTAACTTGTCCTGTAGCCTGACCCAGGGCGCTTTTACTAGATGTAATATCAAAGTCTCCAGATTGTATAAAAGCGTTGATAGAGGTCGTTCCCGAACTATTAACTTGATCTGTACCAACCTCATGAGCGTAATATGTTGATGCTCCATAAGTATTTGTAAGTCCTAATATGTCAGCAAAAACTGGTGTTGCAGTTTTATTATATTCTGTTGCATAAGGCACATCAAAAACTCCAGTGTCAACGTAAGAAGTTCTTGCTAATGATGAAGTCGTCCAAACATTTTCATTGTAATTATAAGTAACACATCTATCAATTTGTTCTGATCCTGATTTTGGATAGAACCAATTTACTTCACCATAAAGTGTATTATGCTCTGCATAAATAACATCATTTGAATTAAAGTTTAATCCTAAATTATCTCCTGTAGTGGTGAATACAAAATCTTCAACAAGACATGGTAATGATTTTACCGTACCATCAAATAAAAAGAAACCACCTTCACCTGACATCCAAAATACTTTACCATCAGAATAAGTTAATGCATGTTGTCCAATTAATCCACAATTTGTACCAACCTGTCTAACACTAAATGTAAAAGGTGGTCCAACAAATTGAATTGTATAAGCAGAACTGTCTGTTAAAACTAAAGTATAATCTTTACCAGATACGGCTCCTACAATTTTATTTCCCTTATCTAATCTAAATGTACCTGCCGTGTTAGTGGCTGTCGGCGCATATGTATTTAGATCTTCTTGATTTGAAAATCTAATAAACATTGGATCTTGAGTTGTAGGATCACCAATAGTTGTTTCTGTTCCAAAATGAAATACGTGTCTATCTCTATCAGATACTTGTGTTAATCTTGATGCTGTTGGATTAGCTGACGTAGAAAATCCAGATGTAGATTTTGAAGCTCTAATTGTTCTAGCATTAGATGCTCCAGCGTTCCAAGTAAAAGTTTCTCCATCTCTAATTGTTGCAACTAATACTTGACCAAAGTTATCAAGACTCCAGTTTCCTGGATCTAGAATTACAGAGCTTGTAGATCTTTCTGTACCCCATGTTTCAGCTCCCCATGTTGACGTGCTCCAACCATAACCAGTTGTTTGATTAGTTGGTCCTACTACAACATAAGGATTAACTGTTGCAGCTCCTGCTGCAGTCATGCCAGATCCTCCTTCAGCACGTGAAGCTTGAATTGTAAAACTATCTGTTACCGCTGTTAAAATTTCATAAGACTTTTCTAATTCTGCTGCTGTAAAATCAGATGCACCTGTAACAGTTACAGAAGATAATGTAATATATCTTCCTGCAAGTAATCCATGAGAACCTTTGTGAATGGTTACAGTTGTTGACGAAGTAGTTGTAGAAATAGTGCATCCTGTTATTGCTGTATCTAGTGGAGAGATATCAAAAAATTGTTCTCCATAATATAAAAATAAACCTTGTGACGTTCCAATAGCTGCATATTTTTCACCGGCTATAGATGTCCAAGTGTGTTGAGCACGTGCTGCTCCAGGTAAAGTTTCTCCTGCAACACTTAATTGATTCCAACCACCTATTTTTTCAGGTAAACCATATCTAAATCTAACAAAGTCACCATCAACCCATTGAGACTCTCCCCCTGAATCTGTGACCATTTTATTGAAACCAGGCTTGAAATTTAATTTTTGTAGCATATAGTGTTTTATATATTAGTTTTAAAAATAATGAAAGTCACAAATGATCAGATTATTAACCAAAAATAATAAGTTAAATGAAGTCAAAAATAGTTTAACAGTTACTTATCCAAGAACTGTAAATATAATACATGGAAATTATCCATATCCTCATGTAATTCATAATTTCATATTAGATTTAAAAAATAATTTAGACCCTACTATGAAAAATTATACTAATGTAAAGGGAGGTATGACTCATTGGGATCATTATATAGACAATGAAAATTTTAATGGTTTTATAGCTTTCTTAATAAATACTCATCAAACTACTCACCCTAAAATTTTTGAATATTTTTTAGAAAAAAATGTTGTTAGTAATGCTTGGGGAAATGAAATAAAACCAGGAGATAGTTTAAACTATCATACTCATCCTTGTGTGCATGGTATTTTATATTTAACAAAAGGATGTGATTTAATTTTACCTCAATTAAATTTAAGTATAACCCCTGAACCAGGAGATTATTATATATTTCCTCCTGAAATATTACATGGTTTTGATATGTCTAATGAAAAAGAAAACAGATATAGTTTAATATTTAACATTACGGAAAAGAGTCATTTTGAATTTAATAAAAAAATAAGAGATAAAAATGAAAGAAAAAACAGCAAACATAACTAATTTTATAGGTATCTATGATAATTACATTACCCCTGAAGAATGTAATAAAGCCATAAAATTATTTGAAAAAGAAAATGAAATGAAAAGGACTTTTAATAGAAAAGAATTTGAAAATTCTAACGGTCTTGAAAAAAAAGATACTCAGTTTTTTGCGACATCTGAAAATTTAAATGTTTGGCACAGTAGACTTAAAACATTAATAATTAACTATAATCTAGCCTTTAATAATTATTTAAAAGAAACTGGTGGAGATGTTGCATATGGTAATAACAACGAGTTTCATTTTACTCAATTAAAAATACAAAAAACTCTACCTACAGAAGGATATCATATTTGGCATATTGAGCATTGTAAAGGATTTGAAAATGAACCAAGAGCTTTTGTATATACTATATATTTAAATGATGTTGAAGAAGGTGGCGAGACAGAATTTCTACATTTTTCTAAAAGAGTTAAACCTAAAAAAGGAAGAATAGTAATTTGGCCTGCTGGATTTCCTTATGTTCATAGAGGTAATCCACCTTTATCAGGTGAAAAATATATTTTAACTTCTTGGATGACTTTACGAAGTGTATGACGTAGGCCTTGCACCTAATCTAGCAATTTTATCAGATTCTGATTCAGCAGAATTCCCATCTGCATCAAGAAGATTATCATTATCCCAATTAGATTGTAATTGAGCTAAGTGAGCTGAATCCCATCTAGTAACAAAATCTTGAAAATCACCTAAGTTTGCATCTTCCCAAGTAGAGTGAGGAGTTTCATCTCTGTATTCTACAGTGTCATTTGGATTAGATGTTCCATACTGAATAGCCCAAATATTATTCCATTTAGCTAATCCCCAAAAATCATTGTCAGCAATGTCATATCCAACACCTTCATCAGCACCCTCTGCATAATTTTTAATTATCTTTTTATCTTCAAATACTACTGTCCATTGTGCGTTTGTTGCCATAATTTCTCCTACGTTTTAATAATATAAATAACTGTTAAATAAGGTTGTAAAACTGAAGTTGCATCTCCAACAAAGTTTGCACTCATATTATGAGAATGACCTTGTCCAGATCCAGTAGAACCTACAATTGCAGGATTACTTGGAGGGTTACCTTGATTTCTAAGACTAGTTCTACCTGGGTGTTGACCAAACTGGTACCAAGTTACGTTGTTAGGGTGACTGTGTGATGCAAGTTGTGCTGTTGTTAAAGTTGCGTTAGCTGTTGAACCAGCAACGTTCCCTGTAGATGTTACAGTATTTGCTCCACCAGTTGATGCTAAAGCTTTTCCAGAAGATTTACCGACTGCAACGTTATCTTGCAAGTCTGGTAATGTAAATGTTGATGAACCATCTCCTGCTCCATAAGTTGTACCTATGATTGCAAACAATGCAGAGTAAGTTGATCTTGAAACGTTTGCTCCATTACATTCTAAAAAACCTGTTGGCACTGAAGCAGAAGACCACGGCACAATAGTTGCTGTAGGAATTCCTTCGATACCTGTAAGGTTTGCTCCATCGAAATCGTATTTTGTTGCTTCGTAATTTGACATCTATTATTTCTCCTTATACGTCCAGCCTGTTGTTGCATCTCCTGAGAAGACTAAACAAAAAGCTGCGCCTTGTGTATTGACTACTAGATCAGATGCTGCATTAGCTATATTAGAGCCATTTCTTCCAACAGTCAATGCGTTACTATTAAAATCATAACCCTGATCTACGAATGAAACTTCATCCCCCGTAGCAGGTGAGGCTGGTAGCGTAATTGTTACTGCTCCACCATTTGTATTTACTAAAAGTTGAGCACCAGCTTGAACTGTTTCAGCTGCTGAAACTGCT